ACCGTCAACGACGGCGGGCTTTTGTATGTTGCCGTTGTTGTCGATAAACAGCTCAAACGATTTTTTCATCTTTCATTACTCATCTCTCCGGCAAGGCCAGCACCTGGCCGGGGAAAATCGTATAACTGGCGCGTCCGGTTCCGGCGTTTCTTTCGGCGATTTGTGGGTTCAGGTTATACATCTCCCGCCAGCGGTTTCCGTTTCCGAGATACCGCCGCGCAATAGCCCAAAGCGAATCACCAGGAATTACAGTGTGACTCTTGGCTTCCGGCGAATTCTCAGGCGGCCTGTCCTCCCGTACCGTAGCTCTTGCTGGCGCGTCGTCGGATTCATCTTCGTCCGGCTCTTCGACTTCTATTTTTTTCGTGCCGAAATGCCGGAACTGCTTCAAGTTAATTTGCACTGTCAAATCGAATCCATTTTCGCGTTCTTCGATTGCGTTGTAATTCTCCAGACTCACGGTAATATTGCTGTCGAATAACAACCCCCCGCTCGGCTTAACACGCGATACAATAAACTGAAACGGCTCCTGACTGGCTTTTAAAATTTCAAAATGATCCAGGAAAAACGAGGCGGGCTGAAATTCTCCCATATACACCGCGAAAGGGTATCGCACCTGCGGCAGTATACATGCAAATTCGATATCCGTAAGCCGCGATTTTTTCAACACGTTGATTTCGCCAAAGTCTATAAGTGTTAAAGTACGATTCTGGTTATTAACTTTTGTTCGGATTTCGGCGGGGGCCACCGGCAAAAGGATTCTGTCAAGATAAAAGTCATATTGCGCCATGATAATCATTCACCCTTTCGGCAGCGACAAGAAGCGCTTCTTCAGTTTCCTCAACGATGTAGTCAACAACATCTTTTAAATCGGTCTCATAGTTGATTGTGTTGCTGATACCAGCAATTTGAAGGTTTACTCTTGCCGTTGTGAAACGGTTTATGTAGTCACGCTCCGCGATATCCCGCCAATATTTCAAGTTTTCGCCGCTAATGTTCGCCATTTCGCCGGTGTTCGCGGCTATATCAGAAACGTTTTGCCCAAGAGTTCCGAATCCTTCGCCGTAAAAATTCATGTTGAGGAAGTCGGTATGGGTAAGTCCGTAATCTTTGGATTCTTGCGACGCCCTGAGAGCTTCGATTTCCGCAAGGCGTTCAGCCCTGGCAATGCCTGCGTTTTGGCGCATGTGATCAATCGTTGTAGCCCTTGCCTCTATCCCCGCCTCAATTTCGGCGCGGCGCTGCTCCATTGCAGCATTTCGCGCCTGCCTCTCAGCAGTATTGTCGTAGCGCATCTGCGTAGCGAAAGTGAGCTCTATGGTGTCGCTTTGCAGCCACGAGGGCATAAACCGGTTCCGTGCTTCTATCAAATTGTTAAGCGGCCCAATAATATCTTGTGCCATGCTTTGCATGTGTTCCAAAGCATTAAGCCGCATATCAGCAAACGAATCCACGATTGACGTTGTTATCTCCGTTAAGCGCATTTCAAACCAGATAAACGAATCTATCACCCAATATACACCGCTTAAAAAACCGATCCTCAGCCAATCCCACGTGGTCAACATTGAGCTGGTGAGATACAGCCAGGCCATATGTAAACCGCCGATCCGGTTTATCCACGCGATTGTTGCGGCTATCGCTCCAGCAATCAACATTACCAGAAGCCCTATTGGGTTGGCTTTTATTGCAGTGTTCAGCGCTATCAGGTTTATCGTCAAAACTCTCTTGTAGGTTGCGAGCGCAACCGTTGCAATTTTCCAAGCGGTTAAAGCCCCGGCAATCCCAAGCACTGTTGGTTGAATCCAGCCCCAATTATTCGCGATTACGTCAGATACGCTGAAAGCGGCGTTTGCCGTTAAAACCAATAAACCGACAATCGCTTGGATAATGGGTATCGTGGCTCTTATAGACCGCTCTATCTGCGGCATGTTGTTCTGTATGCTTCTAAAAAGCACCATGACTACAGGCATAAGCTGCGCGCCTATGTTGCTGCGTATATCGCTTATGGCGTTACTTATAGCTACCTGCATCCCTTCAGGCGTTTGCGCCATTTGTTCAGCCAAACCGCCCCAAGATTGATTCACAACCTCCTGGATCATCAAAGCCCGCTGCATGTCGTTACCGTACCGGATAACCTGTTTTTGTGTTTCAGTCAGATGTACACCGGCGCGGCGCTCCAACATACGGTAATTTCCAGCCATTGCCTGCGTAAAATACTGCGCGTAACTGGCCATATCCTGCACGGTAGCGCCGAATACATTACCAGTGCCTGAAGCGAAATCCGCCAGGCTGTCCATCATTACCTCAATGGCTTCCACGCTGCCTACATACCGCGCCAGCTCATTAGCCGCGCCCATCATAGACGTGCCGCTGATTGCGCTGTTTTGCTGTATTTGAGCGGCCCTCTGCTGCAAGGCTACGAATTCTTCATATGTAGCCCCCCGGTTCGCCATGACGCTGGCAAGCCGTTGTTCCACCCGTATATTTTCGTTTGTGGTGTTTACAGCCTGACGCATCCAGCCAACAGCAGCCCGCACAGTAAACACGCCAACGACACCGGCAAGCATTTTTTTCAATCCGCTTGCGGCATTTTCACCGTTAGCAATTTCCTCATTAAAAGCCGCCTGCTCATTGATGTTGTCGCGGATATTACGCTCGGTGTCGTTTACGATATTGTTCAGCCGCGCATAGGCGACACTGGCTCCCGAAGCATCCATATTACGCAAAGCGGCGTTCATACTATCCTGCACGTTCACGGCATCAGAGATCTGGCGGCGCAATTCTTCCATCTCAACGTTTGCCTGCCGGACGCCGACAGCCTCAATCCGGCTATTCTGAGCCGCTTCGATTTGACTTTGCAGGCCGGCGATCCTGGCACCCATGTTTGATATGTCAGATAGGGCATTCGGCGGGAAAATATTCATAGCCGCCGCCTGTTCACTTATGGACTGCTGCGTTGCGTTCATCCGCGCCAGCATACTATTTGCTGAATCCATTTCCAGCTTGAAACGGTCAAGGTCGTTGCCGCTGAAAAATTCCATAGCCGGCGGGCTCACCCATTCAAAGCCGCTCATTGTACCGCTGGCCGTGTCAAACGCGGAATTTACCTGCATCATGGCCGTATATTGCGTTTGCAGGACAGGGGTTAGGTTGTCAATCATGTTTATTTGCGTTGATATTCCGGCCATTTTTTTCACCCCTCAAAAATAAAACAGGAAGGGCAGGGTTATTTTTTCCTCCCGCCCTTCCTGTTTTTCCTGTTTTCCTGTTCCCGTTTTTTGTCGGCTTCCGTTTTGAGCTGCATAGAGGCAAAATAAAAAACCTTCATGTTGCTGTCGGAATCAAGCCATTCTTCGATTTGCGAGGGCGACCATCCGTGCTGCTGTATTGCGTAATGTAAAAAACTGCCGTCCGCGTCGCCCTCAATTAGTTTTTTGCTGTTTTGATTTTTTTATCCATACTCACATCGAAACCGTTGAGCTTTTGCACAAAGACGACAAAGTCGTTGTACTCGCCTGGGTTGTCGATCATTTCATAAAGCAAATCGTTTTCGTTCGTAACCCCGTAAGAATCCTGCAATTCAGCGTTAAGCAGGTCGGGGGAGACAACGGACGCCACAACCTGCCTGAGCATCCATTTTTGAGTGTCAATTTTAGGCATGACACTAGAATTGCCATCCTGGAGAGTTATAGACATGCTCTCTTCGCGCAGGCGCTCGCTCTCTTTCGTGGAAAGCGGCTTGATTTCCCACTCAATGGGATTACCTTTTTCGTCAACCAGTGACTTTGTGGCAGCATATTTGACGTTGCCTTTCACGATTTTATTTTGCTTTAAAAACGCCTTAGTATTGCTCATCTTATAAACCCTCCAAATCTCTGAATTTTTCCGGTATGTCGAAGCTTTCGAACGTGCCGGAAAGCTCCTCGGTTAAAACTTCTGTCCCGGCTTCGAATTTTGCTAAAACGATATCGTCGCTCAAACAATCGTGAAGTATGATCGTTTGCCTGCCAATTCGTGCGGTGGGGTCTTCATTCGTCACTTGGATTTCAAAATAAGGCATGACACCTGTCTTTTGGTAGGTGTCCGCGATTGCCCTAATGTGCGATTGGTTATAATGCGCGGTCCCGCTCCACGTACCGTTGCCGCCAGATGGCTTGTGTCCCATGCTTACCTTGCCGAGTATTGGTACATTCGTAATGTTGACGGAGTAACTGGATTCGAATTCGGTCAAGTTCATAAAGTTATACCGCCGCCCGTTCAACGTGACAAAACATTTTGCAAGGCTGCCGTGAACAGAATCACGGGCGTGCATCATCGGTTTATCAGCCATACTTTACGCCCCCTTTCTTCATGCGACATACACAGCCATGTATAAAAAGCTCATGGCGTTTACAGGCATGACGGTATCTTGCACAAACACCGCCCGCCGCGATTCTCCCTGCTCAACAATAACGTGCTCAGGATTAAATTCCTGAATAGCCCGTATAGTCTGCATCTGCTCATGGTGTTTGACGATGTCGCTCCACAGGCTGACACGCCCGTCCGCATCGTTTGGAACTTCACCAAGGTAGCGGGTATTAAACAGCATGGCGATGTCGTTACCGATTTGGTCAAGCACCCGTATAGTTTGGTTATATTGGAAATCGGCGTTCTGCGTTGCAGATAACGTTACAAGGCTGTTGATATCAGACAGCACGCGCATTTCGCCGGAGCCGCTGCGGTAAAACGCAAATCTGCCGCCCCTGATGGCCCTCTCAAAATCTAGCTGCGTGTATTTGCAATCGACAGTAAACTCGCCATCATAAATATTATTGGTAGCCGACCTATTGACAGCAGTACCGGCATTAACCCCGGTAACCCACCATACCAAATCCTCTTCGTTGGCGTCATCGTTGGTGACTTTGTTCAGGATATTTACAACACCCTCGAAGTCAGCG